ATTTGCAGCAAGTGTAATTGAAGTACCTGAAGCGACACTTGCTTGGGTTGGAGCTGTTCCTGATGTTGATCCATTTCCATTATAAGTTACGGTATAAGCTACTTTCCACAGGGCATAAAATGTTATATTTGCAGTAACAGTATAACTTGAACCAGGTTGATAGGTTGTTCCTGTTCCATTTGATGCAGTATTCCATCCACTAAATATATAACCTGTTCTTGTAAATGTATTTGCAGCAAGTGTAATTGAAGTACCTGAAGTAACACTTGTTGTAGCGGGTGGTGTTCCTGATGTTGATCCATTTCCATTATAACTTACGGTATAATTTACCATAATAATATATATATATATATATAATAAAATCATTCATAAAATATTTACCTTATTACCAGATACTGTTTTCAAACGTATAATATATACCGTTATACAGTATGATATTTCATCACTTAAAACATATCCTAAAATAGGGATTTTGACTGATTAAAGTTATAAGTAAATACTGGTGTAAATGTTTAAATAATATTGCATTTAAAAATTGTAAAAGTTATAAAAAACAAACACAAACCCTTTTCTTTATTTTATAAATTCACTTTTGATATTTATAAAATAATGATAAAATAACGATCCACAACCGTAAAATAAAAATGTTTCAAAAAATGGTCGAAAAATTAATTGAAAATTTACCCCGATCATCCACCGTCGAAGAAGAACAACAAGAACCCTTAAAAATCGATTTAGTATTAGAAGGCGGGGCTTTTAACGGAAGTTATATGCTAGGAATTCTTTATTTTTTGAAAAATCTAGAAGAAAAAAAAAAGATACAAGTAGACCGAATTTCTGGAGTAAGTATTGGTTCCATCCTGGGATTAATCTATCATTTAGACCGTCTTGATTTTACCGTTTCTTTTTATAAATCTGTGTATAAACATTTAAAGAAGAAGAAGAATTTATCCATTATACATACTTTCTGTAATGAGATACATAAAATCCTTCCCGAAGATTTTTATATAACTATTCATAAAAAATTATTCATCTCCTATTACGATTTCGATAAAGGAAAGAAAATCGTCAAGTCTACTTATAAAAACAACCAAGAAATAATAGATACCGTTATCAAATCAGGATACATTCCTTTTATATGTGGCAAATCATGTTTCCATCAAAATAAATATACCGACGGACTTTTTCCCCATGTATTTTCTCTCAAATCCACCGAAAAAACCCAGAAAAAAATACTTTATATTAGTCTTTCTCATCACGATAAAATTTTCAATATGTTTATTGTTAAAAAAGAAAAAAATAACATTCAGAGAATTATGGTAGGAATATTGGATGCCTATTCCTTTTTCTATAAAAGAGAGAAAACAAATATGTGTAGTTATTTAGACCAATGGAATATTTTGGACAAAGGGTATTCTTATGTAAAGAAATTATTGGAGTTTTTCTTTTTCTGGAATTTATGGTTATTTTATATTTTAGAAAGATATATATTAGATGAAATAACTCATACTTTTTTCCATAAACTATTTTATCAATTATTACATCATTTTTATCGAAGTATCATCGAATGGTATTGTATCTAATTTTTAGCATTTACCAAAAAGACCTTTTTTTGTTTTTTTTTGTTTTGTTCATTTTGTTTGGTTTGTTCATGGACGCCGGTTTCATTCTTTTTGTAGGACTTACCATTTTCACTTTTTTCTCTCCAGGTCGATAATTCAAAAACCATTCTTCAAAATCTTTGGTTCCTCTTTTGTTTGAAAGCTCTTTGAATTTCTTTGATTTTTCTGCACGCATTTCTTCAATTGATTCTTGATGTCCATAACAAATAATACTGAACCTTCGAAGTAATCCTTTTTGTTCCAAACGATTTTTATGTTGGACATCAAAGAGAAATTTCGACATACATAAAATACGTTCTGTATCATAATAAGGACGATCTGCATATAAGAAAGCCAAATAAAAAGTCAACATCGTATCGATTGTGGCAACTCGAATTTTCTCTTTTCCTCTCATTAATACATTGTAACTGTGACAAGCAACCGGTTTATAAATAAAGGCAATCGTGTTTTTGCCAATTTTAATTTCATAATGGATTGGAACCACTTCTCCAATCGGTTCCCGTTTAATAATTTTTACGTTTTGAATACCAATATCTTCGAGACGTTCTTTCACCATTTCCGCACTTTTTAAAGGATCTTTGGATAATACATCAAAATCAGGAATATTTTCTACTTTTTGGCGAATATTTTTAGGCATATATTGCGAGTATTGAGAAATGGCATAACCGCCAAAAAAAACGAGCCCTTCGTGAATGAAGGTTTCTTTGACTGTTTCATATATTTCCTTACTTTTTTCCTCTGTTTCGTCTGCGGATTCCATTTCTAAATCTCGTTGAAAATCGATATTTTTACACTCATTATCTTTCAAAGGATAATATTTATTAATTAACATGAGACGTTTAAGCACCTTTTCCCACCGGGAAGTATCTCCACTCGGTCTAGATAATTCTAAATACATGGACATTTTTAAGAAATTCGGATCCGTATATAAAATACCATTCACTTTTATGGCATTTAAATGAATGATATCGAATAATTCTTTTGGGGAATAAGTAATATCTGCCACTGGAATGAAATTAACGAATACTTTATAAGTTCCATGATGTTGACCACTTTTTGCTTCTACTTCTTCATATCCGTTTTTATGAAAAACATCGGATAATTGCTTCGCATCGTTCAGTGCATTTGGAGAGAAAAAATCGTAATCTGGTAAATCGACATCGTTGTCATATATTTTATCATCACTCGGAAGTAATGCGTTTATCGCAATTCCACCATAACAAACTAATTTTTTGGTTCTAATAAAGTTTTCTACAATTTCAAACATTTTTTTAATTTCTGGTGATTGAACCACACGTTTTGCCATCTTATCTTGGGCATTATCTACTTGCATACGTAGAATAGCGAGTTCACATTCTTCATAAGTCATTTTTGGATTGCATATTTTTTGTGGAGTTTTCATTAATATATACGAATATATTTACTATATATTAGTGTGAATAAAATTTTATTGGAAATAGATTTAAGGGTCTTAAAAAGGGTCTTAAAAATTAAATTTATAATAATCCGTTTCTACCGTTCTTGTTTTATAAGATAAGTCTGGATTTTGTGGAATAGGATCCGGTATGGTTACAGGCTGATATCTTAAATTTGCAGGTTTTAATCGAAAAGCATATCCATAATTATCGAAAAAGGCAGTATTTTCTTCTAAATAATTATCAACATTTTGATAACGCATCGCAACCATTTGAGAACCAGTCTCTCTAGAAACAATTGTGTTTGGATTATCTGGATTGGGACCTTTATTTGGTAATACAATACTCATATTTAATTTATTATATTCCTGTAATTCGGTAATATCTGGCGAATATTCCACATCATAATAAGTAAGAGAACGCATAAATATGGAATTACTTGTCATATTTACAAACTCCATAAACTCTTTATTTTCTAAAAAGGCAGTATTATTTCGATCCACAACAATCACTATTTTTCCCAATAAACTTAAAATTGGACTACTTCCAATATTTTTTCCGTAATTTTCAAAACTATAATCTTTACCAAGTAAAAAATTCTCATAGGATTTAAATATATGTGCCAAATTGGAATACATTTTTTGATTATTACTCATAATTCGTAAATGTAAAATAATTGGATCGGTAGGATTGGGAGCGGTACTATTGGAAAATGCATAATTTTTTAATGTTTTCATTACTTCTTTGAAAAAAACACTATTAAAGGTTTCTTTTACATAGAAATCGTCGATGGTCGAAGTGGCAACTACAGGTTTATCTCCAATCGAATAAATTTCAAAGTCTAAACAGCGAACCCCTTGTTTTAAAACACTTTTTAAATTACATATATCTACAAAATCGTTTTTATAAGATCCTCCACTACAACAATTATAGGCAGTTTTAATATAATAGTCGCACAGTTTTTCACTAAAGTCTGGATTTGAAGAATTGATCGATTTTAAATATTTATTCAAAGAGCCATATAAGTTGCTCATATAGGTACATTCACTTGACACTAAACGTGATAAATAAATAACATAAATAATCATACAAATAATAATAATAACAATAAAAATAAAAACCATAAAAGCAATAAAGTTCTCATCCAAATTTTTTATTTTCCGTATAATTTCTGAAGGTTGGAATGAATGAGTGATTGAATTCGATGGGGGAGACATATTATTTACGCTAGACATACTTATTATAATATATTATTTTTATAAAATACAAGATATAAAAAATATAAGATATAAAAATACAAAAGATAAAAGATAAAAAACAAAAGATAAATAAAGAGAGAAAATAGTTTAAAATAAATACTTTATATACTATATATCTGTTAATAAATGGCAGGAGGATTATTAAATTTAGTAAGTGAAGGACAACAAAATGTTATTTTAAATGGAAATCCATCCAAGACTTTTTTCAAAACCTCTTATGCAAAATATACCAATTTTGGATTGCAAAAATTCCGTGTTGATTTTGAAGGTTCAAAAACGCTTCAAATGAACTCGGAATCCACGTTTACGTTCAAAATACCAAGATATGCAGATTTATTAATGGATTGTTATTTATCCGTAGCATTACCTCATATTTGGAGCCCGATTTTACCACCTGTAGAAATTATTGATTCCAACGGTGAAAAAGGAACAACCAATTGGGCACCCTATGAATTTCGTTGGATTGAATATATTGGGGCTTTAATGATTTCTAAAATCACGATTACTTGTGGAAATCAGACTCTACAAGAATTCTCCGGGGATTATTTACTTAATTTAGTGCGTCGTGATTTTAGTGCAGATAAAAAGGCGCTTTTTAATGAAATGATTGGACAAGTTCCGGAATTGGTCGATCCTGCAAATTCAGGGACAAGAGTGAATTCTTATCCGAATGCTTTTTTTACAGATAGTCCAGCGGGTCCAGAACCATCGATCCGTGGAAGAATATTGTATATACCTTTGAATGCTTGGTTTAATTTAAAATCGCAGATGGCATTTCCACTCATTTCATTACAATATAATGAACTTCATATTCATGTTACAATGCGTCCGGTCAACGAACTTTTCCAAATACGTGATGTCTATGATCAATATAATCAATATCCTTATGTAGCACCGAACTTTAATCTCTTTTATATGCAATTTTATCGTTTTTTACAACCGCCTCCTGATGTTGAGATTGGGATTAATTCTTATCTAGACATACGTACTCTTTGGAATGCGGATATTCATTTAAATTGTACTTATTGTTTTTTGTCCAACGACGAGTCTCAATTGTTTGCTAAAAATGAACAAAAGTATTTATTTAAACAAGTGCATGAAAAAATCTTTTATAATGTCACCGGAGCAAATAAAATTGAACTTGATTCCGTAGGTATGATTTCAGATTGGATGTTTTATTTACAACGTAGTGATGCGAATTTAAGAAATGAATGGTCGAATTATACGAACTGGCCATATAAATATATTCCTCATGATCTTATTCCTGGTCCCACACAAAATGAGGTACCTATTTTAGGAACCTATATTGGTCCTGGGGTCAATCCAGACGGAAGTTTAACCGGTTATTTTATCACAGGGCTTTATACCGAATCCAATCAAAAAGATATTTTAGTTGCTTTAGGAATTCTATTTGATGGTCAATATCGAGAGAATATTCAACCTGCTGGAATATTTAATTATATCGAAAAATACACAAGAACTTCAGGGAATGCACCCGATGGATTATACTGCTACAATTTCTGTTTAGATACCAATCCATTCAATTTACAACCTTCTGGAGCGATTAATATGAGCCGTTTCAGTAACATCGAATTGGAATTCACCACGATCATCCCTGCATTAGATCCTTTAGCACAAAGTTTAACTATTTGTGATCCTGAAACGGGTAATATCATTGGAATTAATAAACCGACTTGGAGAATTTACGAGTATAATTACAACTTTATTTTATTCGAAGAGAGAATAAATATGATTAATTTTGTTGGAGGAAATTGTGGATTGATGTATGCTACTTAATCGTTTTTTATTATACTTTTTCGTTTTGGCATCTTTTCGATTGGTTCGATTGGATAATTTTTTTATAAAATTGATTTATAAAAAAATAAATTTAAATACTTACACAAATAACGCCTCAATATTATTAAATGAACGAAAAAGGTGGAAATTGTTCTATTTTTGGAAAAAAATATGAATTAGAAGTCTATCATACAATTAAAACGTGTAAATTAAATGGAAAGGATTTCAATACTCAACTAGAAGATGAGTTAGGAGGTTGTTCTTCTAAAAATGATATTGAATGTAATATGATTAATGAAAAAGATATACCAATTGAAATAAAAAAATCAAAAACTCCTGATTGGATGCAGCTCTCTCTAAAATACGATGAAATAAATAAAAAATGGATTGGCAGTTCAAAAAATAAAATACCAGAAAGATCAAAAGAAATATTTGAAAACCTTATCTCGAAAATTATATTATTTAATGGAAAGATACCTCCTTTTATGATAAATAATATAACACATGATGAATGGATAAAAATAAAAAAGGAAACGAATGATTTTAACGATACTTATATCAATTGTCCGAATGATACGATAAATAAATTATATACTGAAAAAGGATGTATATATATACAAATTTCTGACAAAGGGCTATATCATTTAGGCAGTGACCTATGTGATTTTAAAGTTCCTGAATTTATATGCGACCAACAATTAAGAGTAAGAACTAAAATACATACCAGAAAAAATAATAACGGGTTTTGTAAATTATCAGTTACCATTGCTTGTCAACCAAAAAATATAAAAAAATTAATACCTAGTGAATATAGTTTGGATGATAAAATGAAATTACCAAATAATTTGGTTTTTACATTATGTTGAAATAACAAATTACTTGGACAAATTACTTGGAAATAATTATAATTTCAGATGATAATTTAGACGTATTCATTCCATACTTCCAATTCACATCTATTATTAGATAGTCTTGATACATATTTCTAATATACTCGCAATTGTTATAGGTAATTATCCAATTTTTTCTTGTATTTAATAAATCAAATAATAATACATGATTAAAACTTTCATGCATATCTCCATTATTTCCGTATAGTTTTGATTTTTTTTCTAAATAATAAGGAGGGTCTAAAAACATCAATGTTTTGTCATGTGTAAAATTATTTATAAAATCATAAAAATCATTATTATAAATCTCAATATTCGTAAAATCTAATAATTCTATTTTATTTATGGACGATAAAGTAAATCTTTTACTGCTTGCTTCTTGTGAAAATCCACCTGATAATGTTGAACCACTAAAAGAACATCTATTTATAACAAAATATTGGATTGATTGTTGTAATGTATTATGATTTAAATCCATGATCGTATTCCTATAATTCATAAATTGTTCTTTTGAAACAGAGTTAATCTTTCTTAATTCTTCGCATAATACAATTTTATTTGTTTTTACTTGTTTCCAAAAATTATATAATGGTGTAAATTTATCATTTACTATTAATTTTAAATGATATTTATTTTGTAAGTAAAATTCAAAGGACCCTCCTCCAAAGAAGGGAGAAACAATTGTATCGAAATATTTTATATCAAAATATTGTAATATAATTTCATCAATTATCTTACATGCTCTTGTTTTTCCTCCTGGATATCTTAACGGTGATTTATTGTTGGTAGTTACACTTTTACAAACATGATTAGTTTCATTACTTATCATATTTTTAACATTCATTCCTTTCTATTGTATATTCTTATCTTTGTTATTATCGTATTCTTTTTTTAAATTTGTTTAAAATCAATTTTATCGAATATTATATCTTTAACAAATACAAATACAAATACATATATTTAGAGAGAAGGTAATGGAGCCAAACATAATTTTATTTCACCCAAACTAGCTACATTATATTTTACAACCAATGGCAAATCATTCTCTAAGTAAATTTCAATTTGATCACATAAATTTGTACATTTAATAAAATACCCCAAATTCTTCAAGGAAAATTCACCTTGAATAATTTTAGACGAATCTTGTTTCAAAATAAATTCCATACTTCCATCGGCTTCGGTTCTATGAATTTCTGCCGACGCAAATTGACCAGAGCATTTAAAAATCAATTCATTACCGACCGATTTTATCTCCAATTTATCAGAAATACACGATAAATCTCGAATGATCTTTTGGAAATCGTTGGATGGTAAATTAATTACGGAAGAAAAGGTTACATCAGGATATTCTAATTCTTCGGGTTCAGGTTCAATCAAACGTAATTTCTGTGTTTTAAATTGTTTAATTTCTCCATTTTCAAATTTTAAAGCTAAATGCGAAACAATTCCATCCGCATAATCGCCGTTTTCAATATAAATGGTTAACGTATCATTATTATCAATGGAATTTATCAGTTTGAATAAATGAAACATATTTACCCCAATAATGATTTTTTCTTTTTTACATTCATAAAACTCGAAATTCTGTGCTTCTAAAAAAAGATGAGCTAAAATCGTATGTGATTTATCCATATTAATAATCCGAATTCCATCTGGACAAAAACTAATATTTGTTTCTAATAAAATATCTTTTAATGCAGTCATGAGAGTTCGAAAAGGTGAAATTTGAACAGTTTTAATCGTTAATACGTTTCCTGAAACTGTATTCAGTGGTTCAAAATCCGCGTTCATATTCATTTTTATTCTTTATAAATATGTTTCTCTAATCTTTAAATCCTTATGTTTTAAAAATAAATAATAATAAAAAATTAATTTTTTGTTTTAGTAATTTAATTTTAGAACAAGGCGTTTTTTATATTTTTTATACATAAAAAACATAAAAAAATACAAACAAACACCATTTAGTAAAAACAAAAATTGTATTATTTATGCAGCGTTACCTGCAACAAATTGTAAATCTACCCCGGATGTTTGATGAATACCACTAATAGGAGAAGGAGATAAAGCATAATTCACACCGGATCCACCTCTCATTTTCTTGGATTTACCTTTAAAAAGTTTTACAGCACCAAAGGTACCTTTTTTGGTTCCATATCCAGCTTTTATTAAACGCTTCTCCTTTTTGGCAGTAGCATGTTTGGCTTTGGAAACAATACGTCCAGATTTATTCTTCAATAAATCCTTTTTTGTTAGACCTCCTGAAGTTTTACGTGCGGTTCCGTGCCAAACTTCTGCACGGGACCCAACCACTCTATTGTAAACGGATCCTTTGACCATTACTTTACCTTTACCGTGTTTCGTATAATGTTTCATTTATATATTTATGTAAAGAAAATATTAAAAGAACGAGGGAAATTATTAAGAAGAATAAATAGGAATGGAATAAATTTTCTCTCTATTTGATGAATGAAATAGAGAGAAAACAATAAAATTATTTAAAATTACTTAAAGGTCTTCCACTCCCTCCAGGTTGTCCAGGTGTTTTTCCTAAATAATTCACTTGAACTGGTTCATTTAAATAAAAATTACCAAAATGGGTTCTTCCACCTAAAGTAGAAGAAATCACTTGAGCAATCCGCCTATTTCCTGAAATATTGGAATACGTGGAATTTGAGTTGAATGAAGTATTTGTATAATTTTCAATTCCGCAACTAAATTTAGGACATGTTTGAAAGTTTTCTGGATTACGATATAAAAATAATTTTGATGAATTCGATTTTTTTCCTGGAGTAAATTGTTGATAAGATCTCATACATATATATAGTTTTTTAATATTTAGACGGTTTAACATTCACGCTTTTATACTTTTATATTGATTATCATAAATAAACGTGTATTTGTATAAGGATATGAAAGCCATATTCGTGACAGGATGTGTAATAAATTCATATTTTTATAATGTTGATTTTTTATTTTGATGATTTTTTTGATCGATGCCTAATATTTTTTCAAAAGCAACTTTCACAAATACAAAAGTAAGAATGACAATAAAAATCCAACTAATAAATTCTTTCATAAAATTCTTAAAATCAAATTTATATGTTCTAGGTAGGATTTTGGTTAAATCTTTAATATTCAATTTTATCAGTATGAAAATAATAGCAGGAAAAATAATATCACTTACTAAAGATTGAATGACATCCTTTGTAATTAAAGCAATTGATACTCCGGCAGCAGTACCAATAATATTATTATCCATTATAAATTTGTTTAATTGTTGCCAAAATATTTTTTTATTTTCTTGATCACTCGTTTGTAGTGAAACTGACATTATATAATATATGCTTATAAAAAATATAGTTATAAAAAATATGTTTGTAAAAAATTTGCTTATAAAATATACTTATAAAAAATTGATTTAAATAAAAGATTAAATTGAATACTAATATAATTATTAACAAACGCAAAGATGACACAAACCGATGAACTATTTTTAACCAATAAATATCAGCAAAAAACGGATAAACAGCATATTTTAGATAATCCAGATACATATATCGGTTCCGTAGAAAATGTCGACGCGGATATGTGGATTCTAGAAGAAAAAGAAAAAGAACCATCCGATACTGCAAATAAAAATATAAAAATTATTGAAAAAAATATTCGTTATATTCCAGGATTATTTAAATTATTTGATGAAGGAATTGTCAATTGTCGTGATCATGTAATACGCCAGTCTCAAGCCGTTTTAAATAAAGTAGAAAATGCTCTTCCTGTGACAAATATTGATATATCAATTGAACAGGATGGAACGATTATTATGTATAATGACGGGAATGGGATTGATGTTGCACAACATCCAGAATATAAAATATGGATCCCTGAGTTAATTTTCGGACATTTACGTACTTCTACCAATTATGATAAAACTGAGAAAAAAATAGTGGGAGGCAAAAACGGGTTTGGGTTCAAGTTAGTATTGATTTGGTCTAGTTATGGCTCCATAGAAACTGTAGATCATGTAAGAGGTCTTAAATATAAACAAGAATTCAAAAATAATTTAGATGAAATCTGTAAACCATCGATTACGAAATGTAAATCTGCAAAACCTTATACAAAAATCACCTTTAAACCAGATTATCAACGTTTTGGAATTGAAGGGTTAACCGACGATTTAATCCAAATGTTGAAGAAACGTGTTTATGATATTTCTGCAGTTACCGATAAACAAATTAAAGTCAAATATAATGGTCAACCCATTATGACAAAAAACTTTCAACAATATATTGATCTTTATATTGGTTCCAAAGATACGACCACTCGTGTTTATGAAGAGGCAAATGAGCGTTGGGAATATGCCGTTTCTATTTCACCTAGTCAAGAATTTATTCAAGTATCTTTTGTAAATGGTATTAATACTTATAAAGGTGGAAAACATGTAGAATATATACTAGGTCAAATTACTAGAAAACTCGTGGAATATATTGAGAAAAAACGTAAAATCAAAGTAAATATGAATTCAATCAAAGAACAATTGATTTTGTTTTTACGTTGTGATATTGAAAATCCGGCATTTGATAGTCAAACAAAAGATTTTATGAATACTCCTTTAACCAAATTCGGTTCAAAATGTGAAATTAGTGATAAATTTATTGAGAAAGTAGCGAAAATGGGGGTCATGGATTCGGCTTGTGCCATTACTGAAATCAAAGAAAATAAACAATCCAAAAAAACAGATGGTACAAAAAGCAAAAACATTCGCGGAATTCCGAAATTGATTGATGCGAATTTTGCTGGAACTGACAAATCCAAAGAATGTACAATTATCTTTTGTGAAGGTGACTCAGCGAAAGCTGGTATTGTTTCTGGACTTTCTGCCGATGACAGAAATATAATTGGCGTATATCCGATGAAAGGAAAAATTCTGAATGTTCGTGGTGAAAATATCAAACGTATTAATGAAAATAAAGAAATTAGTGAAATCAAAAAAATATTGGGTTTGGAAACTGGAAAAGAATATGTCAATTTGACCGATGTTCATAAACATTTAAGATACGGTAAAATACTTTTTATGACGGATCAAGATCGTGATGGATCCCATATCAAAGGTCTAGGAATTAATTTGTTTCAAGACCAATGGCCTAGTTTGACCAGAATTCCAGATTTCATCGGATTTATGAATACACCTATTTTAAAAGCAAGAAAAGCCGATAAAGAATTGCTCTTTTATAACGAGGGAGAATATGAACATTGGAAAAAAGAAAATCCAGAGAGTTTTATAAAAAGTTGGAAGATTAAATATTACAAGGGGTTAGGTACAAGTACAGGTAAAGAATTTCGCGAATATTTTAAAAACAAAAAAATTGTCGGTTTTGAATTTGATCAAGAAACAAGTAGTAATTATATTGATATGGTTTTCAACGATAAACGTGCAGATGATCGTAAAGATTGGTTAGGTAAGTATAATCGTGACTCTTATTTAGATACAAGTAAAAATTCGGTAACCTATGATGATTTTATTGACAAAGAACTCATTCATTTTTCAAAATATGATTGTGATCGAAGTATACCGAATTTAATGGATGGTCTTAAAATCAGTTTACGAAAAATATTGTATTCAGCATTTAAACGTAATTTAACACAAGAAATTAAAGTAGCTCAATTTAGTGGGTATGTCTCGGAACATTCGGGTTATCATCATGGTGAGGCGTCACTGAATGCTGCGATTGTAGGAATGGCACAGAATTATGTGGGATCGAACAATATTCATTTACTTTTACCACTTGGTCAATTCGGTACAAGAATACGCGGAGGTCAAGATAGTGCAAGTGAAAGATATATTTTCACCGCTTTAAATCGACTAACGAGAAGTATTTTTCCGCAATCGGATGATGCCATTTTGAAATATTTAGACGATGATGGTACATTGGTAGAACCCGTATATTATGCACCGATTATCCCAATGGTTTTAGTAAATGGAAGTAAAGGAATTGGTACAGGGTTCAGTACAGATATTATGTGTTATCAACCATTGGAAATTATTGATTATTTGAAACAAAAACTAATACATGAAACTGAAATGGAAAAGGAAACAAAAATGAGTTTTGAATTTAAACCTTATTGGCAAGGATTTCAAGGAACGGTTGAAAAAATTCAAAATACATGTCCAGTAAAATATTTAATTAAAGGAACTTATAAAAAATTAAGTGGCGATAAAATTCGTGTCACCGAATTACCGATTGGATTTTGGACGGAAAAATTCAAAGAACATTTAGAAGCACTTTTAGATCCGGTTGATAAAACTGGAAAAAAATTAACTCCATTAATTAAAGATTATGATGATATGAGTAAAGATACAAATGTAGATTTTACCATTACTTTTGCAAAAGGGAAAGTAGAAGAATTAGAAAAAAGTGGCGGAAGTGTATCGGAATATGGTTGTAATGGGTTAGAGAAACTATTGAAACTTTATACAACCAATAGTACAAGTAATATGCATTTATTTGATGCAAATGATAAATTGAAAAAATACGAAAAAGTTCAAGAAATAATTGATGATTACTTTATTACTCGTATGGAATTATATCAAAAACGTAAAGATAATTTGATAAAAACGTTGGATAAGGAATTGATTTTATTATCCAACAAAAAACGTTATATTATGGAGAATTTGGATGGAACGATTGATTTGCGAAGAAAATCGAAAGAAGAAATGTGTCAATTATTAAAAGAACACGACTATGATATCATGAATGAAGATGAAGATTATAAATATTTGGTCAAGATGCCGATGGATAGTGTTTGTCAAGAAAACGTGAAACGGTTGGAAAATGAACATTCCACGAAAGAAAAAGAACTTAAAATCACAAAATCAAAAACAACGGAACAAATGTGGTTAGAGGAATTAGATGTATTACGTAAAGAATATTTAGAATTTATCTCTTTGAAGAAGTGAAGCGAATGAATTATTTTAGTTTATTATAGTATGACTTCCGATTGTTATTATAAAAAAAAAATATTTTTCAAAAAAGGATTTTTGGATGAGTGTATTGATGCTACTTATATTTTACATTTAGAAGGGAATGGCAGGATCGAAAATATTTATGAACAGTTAGAAATATATCATCCAAGTAAAACAGTCATTCTTTTTTTTAATAAGGGATATGAAAAATGTGAGAAACAATTATTCAAAGAAACGCCTCCTTATGATTTAGTAGAAACCTATTTTAATATATTTAAAGACGCGAAAGAAAACAACTATCATAATATTTTGATTTTGGAAGACGATTTTATATTCAACGAAAGAATACTAGAACCTAAAAATACAAGTGAAATAAGTAAATTTATTCATGATAAAAATCGAAAAAAAGAAGAATTCATGTATGTGTTGGGTTGTTTACCTATATTACAAATTCCTACTACGAATTATCATCATCGAAAAATAGTTTTAAAAGGAGGTACTCACGCATGCATTTATTCCCCGGAGTTAAGAAACAAAATATTGCAAACGGATCAAAAGAAGATTTATGATTGGGATATTTATAGTAATTTATATTCCAAAACTTATATGTTTTATCAACCCCTTTGTTATCAACTCTTTCATGAAACTGAAAATAGAAAACATTGGATTTATATGTTTATCATTAGTGATTTCTTTTATTTTTTACTCGACTATTTTCAGTTAGATCAAAAAGCAGAACCTGGATTTTCCTTTTTTTACTGGTTTTCATTTGTATTGTTTTTTGTCTTACTTGTTCTTTTTATTAGAATACTTGTCGTTATTTTACAAATGTTTGCATCGAAAAAGATAAAGATGAAATAAAGATAAATATAAATATTACTTTGCAAAATTGAAATGATTTTCAGATAATAATTGATTGGAACATTATTCTAACACATTATTCTAAAATAAAATTTAATTATATCCTGCTATAAGATGTCATGCTTTTTAGGTATCAATTCAAATAACCAATCAACCGATGAGAAATGTTCGGAAATCGAAAATTTGAAATTAACTGATTTGGACAAGTACATAAGACTTAAATTAGGACAGAAGACATTTCCAACACCAAAAATGAAGGAATGTATGGTTCAAGATAAAAACAATCGTTGTAATTGTAAGAAGTGTGAATATAACAAATGGTATTATACATGGAAAAAGGAAGGACATTTAAAATTGGATTTTGATGCTCGTAAATTTATCAAATCAAATTATCATATACTTGAACTATTTGATGAATGTTTTGATCATATAAAAGTAGTTATCCATAGTTTTCGAGGTTCAATTGAAGCATACTTTATCAAAGCGAATGATTATCTAATGTATAATTATTGGGAACAGTCATCTTACAACAATATGACGTTTCCATATATTACTAAAATTGATTTAACTGAATTAGGTACGGTAGAAATTATAAAAACGGTCATTGAAAGAATTCAAAAATTTAAGAATGGTTGTCAACATCCGGGAAATTGTGGGTATAAATGTTATACTTTATGTGATGCATGTATCATACGTGAAAATGGAATAACTCCTTCCATCTTTAATTTTAAAATGAAAAAAATAACAATGTTTCATCAATCCAACCTTTTAGAAACAAGCAAACATTTTCCATTAAGAGAGAATGAGGATGAGATAATTGTTGACTGTGAAAATAATTTCTCGGAAGATGAAAAAAAATAATTCATGCATATAAAATCAATAAAATAGAAGATTTATTGATCCACGAAAAAATAGGAAACATAGACAAATTCAAATGTTTAAAATATTATAAAATTGCATGTGAAAATTATAAATGGAATGGATACGAAGTAATGATTTATTTAGTTCCTGTTCAATTCTATGACTATCGTATTAATTTAATTATTTTAGGCGATGGAACGATTAAGTACTTTAACAGTTTGGGAAAAAATTGTGTTAATATATTTCGTTGTATGTAAAATAATAGTAAAAATAGTATGATAAATATAAATATAGATATAGATACATGATAAATATAGACAACCTTATAATATTAAATAAAGCAAAATAAAAATAAAAAATAACATTCTGGTTACAAGAATGTTATTTTTTTATGATCAAGTAGCAACGTTTCATTTGAAAAATCATCTATTTACTTTTTCGATTTTCTTGATTTCTTTACTTTTTTTGTTTTTCTTGATTTTTTTACTTTTTTCGATTTCTTCGATTTTCTTGATTTCTTTGTTTTACCTCCCCAAACTCCTTTTTTGGAAACATTTTGACCGGTTGTTTTATTAATTTTTGGTTTGTATAGATCTCCTCTATTTTCCAACGCATTTAAATTGGCTTCTAATTCCGGTCCCTCTTGTAATTCAAGAGGACCTGTATAATTTATCTTGGGACCTTCTTCCGCATCCAAATCTTCCCAATCTTTATGGGAGATTAATTTATTCGTGGCGTAATATTGTTTACCTAAATAATCCTTATTTTCTTTGAATTGTTTCGCATAATCTCTTTTAAACATTCGATCTTGTATTTTTTCATAGCTGTCATCATCATCGTCTGATTCAGATTTGGAACTTTTTTTTCTTTTTTCATGACGAGGAAAAGGTTGATCAAAAGATATATTTCGGTTCATATAATATAACTTAATATTTTTTATTTTATATTTTTGTAATTTCTCTCAAGATATATTATTTATATTATTTATAACTTGTGAAATATATAAAGGTGTAAAAATCTTAATTTTCCAAAAACCATTCGTACATTTCAAAATCTATATCTTTATTATTCGCAATTTTATTATTAGCAATTTTATTATTCGCAATTTTATCATTTTTTTTTATTATTTTATCATTATTAAATACACCAGAAATAGAATGATGAAATAACACTTTATTTTTATTGTATGTATTCGTGTTAAATTTTATATAATCATTTAAAATATATCCATAATTAATTTTATTTTTTAAACTATTAATAATACTTTGATCACCACCTACAGGAACCATTTTTTTTTCTGTTTTTAATATTATTTCTAAAACTTCATTTAAAAATTGTACTATATTTTTAATATTATCATTATTTTTTATAATAAAAAATGTAGAGTTAATATCATTTGATATAATACTATCGTGTCTCATAAAATATATGTCTTTGTCTTGTTCCAATATATCCTTTTCTAAATTATACCATTCATTTATATTATCTTTTATAAATATGTTATTACATTCAGAAAAAATAAAATATTTTATATGAGTAAAAGAATGATAATCATTTATAATAGTAATAATATATTTTAATTTATTTATAATATTATAATACCATACATTATATATTTGAAATTCATTTTGATTAAAATTATTATTAAAATTATTATTAAAATTATGTAATAAATGTTTTACATTTTTAACACCTATATTTTTTAGTGAAACTAAAAATATATCTGTTAATTCTGAAAAATGTGCATTTGAATAACATATAAATAATGATTTTTCTAACATATATATTATTTTGTTAATATATATTAACAAAATCTATTTTTATGAAAATATTCAATTGATTAGTCGAATATTTTCATAAATAATGAGTTGTATATTTGGTATACCTTTGAAACTTTCATATCTTACAAAAATAAAAAACCCCAAATTTTCTCTCTAAATCTTAAAACCAACCATTAAATACTAATTCACGGTCTGTATTATCTGCCATGACTGGATGAGCAATTGGAATGGCAAGTGTACTTACATCATTTAAATATTTCATATACCCTTGTGCTTCACTATATACTTGTTCAATACAGTAATCTAACACCATCTTGTTTAAATTCTCAACTTGTTCAGAAATATGATGTGGCTGATTTGCAGAGTATTGTAAAAAAATACTACGCATAATGATTTTCAAAGAATCACAATCTTGTTCTCCAATAAAGTATTGTCCATTTGATTTTTTATAAACGGATGCACGTAATCCATTTTGAATGATTTGAATATTTGCTTGAGAGAAAAAAACCATGGATAAATTTGTATCGTCCCATAATCCTTCCGTCGGGTTTCTAAAAGTAGAACATTGATGAGCAGGTATTTTATCATACATCATAAATAAATCACTAGTATTCGGTGTTTTAATATCTACACGTCCATTTAGACTATTGTTTATGTTATTTTCATAATTTGTATTCATTGGATTTAAAGCACTTTTCGAATTGGTGTATTTTTCAGTCATTGGAGAATTATTATTTATATTTTGCATATTATTTATATTTTGGATAGTATTTATATATATACTTTTGATAAAAGTATATTCTAAAGTATATATATTATAGATGGCATCTTTTCAACAAACGATTATTTTTTGTGCGATTGTGATACTTATTATTTCTTTTATTTTCATAAGTTTTACTTTAATATATGGTAAAAAAAATGGATACTGGAACCCAGTGATAGGGGATTGTCCAGATTATTGGATTGATACTTCAGGGAATGGAGATAGTTGTGTGAATGTAAAAAATTTAGGAACTTGTAAACCAACCAATGGAAACAAACATTTAACGATGAATTTCAGTAGTTCTATTTTTACAGATACCAATTCAAAATGTGCTAAATATAATTGGGCAAATTCTTGTGGTCTCTCTTGGGATGGAATTACCTATGGTGTTTCTAATCCTTGTGAAACCGAATAATATTTCATAATTTAATAATTTCATAATTTCATAATTTAATAATTTCATAATTTAATAAATTATAAAATTCATTTGTTACCATATATCATAATAATAAAAAATATTTTATTAGAATGATATCATTAATGATATGAATATTGATATAAACATAATATATAATATTTATGTAATATATATTTGTATCTTTGTATATATTTCGATTAAGAAATGAATTTAGAATTGAAAATCAATTATCTTCCAGATGAGTTGATTAAATACATTTTTGAATATGTTCATCCAAGTGAAATCGTTTTTGTAAATAAAGAATATTATTTATCATATCATTCTTTTGTAAGACAAATGATCCCAAGAAAGAATTACGAAAATTATATAAGAGAAACGATAAAGAGAGACCATGCTTTTGTTTTTGAACAAATTATTAAAGAAAATTGGAAAAAATGGTTATCGATCAGAGAATATCTTTATAAAAATTCACTCTATTCAAATTATATCTATTTTCTCAAAGATTATGGATTAATCAACGATTCGATCAAATGTCGTAATTTATTAAATGCTTTTTTATTTGAAAGAGGAATTGGTAAAAATCAACATAAAAAGAATATTATTAAGAATATAAGAAAATAATACCTAATTATTAAATGCAAAATATAATAAAAAATGAAAATCATGAAAATCCAGAAAATCCAGAAAATTTTAAAGTAAATTGGAATGAATTATTAAACAGAAATTCTCAAGCAGAAGAAATCAAAAGTTTTTTGAAAAATATAGATATTTCAAATATTCATTCCAAGCGCGGTATTTATCTTTATGGAAATTCTGGAATAGGAAAAACGATTTTCATGGAAAATATTTTAAAAGAAATGAATTATAATATTATTTATTATGATGTAGGTGATATTAAAAACAAATCGATACTTGATGAAATCACCAATAATAATATATCTAGTAATAGTGTGATTAGTATGTTTCATAAAAAACCCAAAAAAAATATTATTTTTATTGATGAAATTGACGCGATGAATGCCGGGGATAAAAGCGGATTAAATACGCTTATTAAATTAATACGTCCAAAAAAAACGAAAAAACAAAAAATGGAAAAAATCTCTCTCATTCCGATTGTTTTTATTGGTAATTATTATACGGATAAAAAAATCAAAGAATTGATCAAGGTTTGTTATACGGTTGAATTAAAAACTCCGAATGATTTAGAAATAAAAAATATTTTACATCATTTAATCGTTGATCATCGGTTCTCTCAACATGTATACATGAATGAAATGATTTCCTTTATTCAGAATGATTTCCGAAAATTAATGATTCTCGTTGATATTTTTCAAAATGAAAGATTTAAAAATCATAATATTTATGATATTTTAAAACACATCTTTTGTTTAAAATCTCATAATGAAAATTCAAAAGAGACCGTAAGAAACATTATGAAAGAGGAATATCCAATTCATGATCATATTATTATTTTAAACGAATCAGAGAGAACAATTATCGGACTTTTATGGCATGAAAATATCGTGAATGGATTGGAAAAACAGAAAATAGAAACTACGGTTCCGTTTTATTTAAAACAATTAGAAAATATGTGTTTTTCAGATTACATTGATAAAATAACGTTTCAAAACCAAATCTGGCAATTTAATGAAATGAGTTCTTTAATAAAGACCTTTTATAATCATCAATTATATCATCGCGACATATCAATTTCAAAAGATATTTATGCAGGTGATAATAAAGATACGGAAATTCGATTTACCAAAGTATTAACTAAATATTCAACGGAATATAATAATTTTTTGTTTATACAATATCTTTGTAATCAATTAAATATGGATAAAAAGGATTTGATTTGTTTTTTTATGGAATTGAAAGAGAAATATAGCGACTATAATGATGTATTACCTATTTTTGAAAATTATGAAATTAATAAATTAAATATACAAAGAATTTATCGTTTTTTAGATAATAATATTAAAGACGATAAACAAAATGAATTAGAAGAAGAGGAAATGGATGATTTCGAAGAAGATCCTTAGTATATTTTTAGGAATTATTTTGTACATTTGTACATTTGTACATTTCTATCTACCTGTCCATACTTTTATGATAGGTAAATGATTATATCTAATTTTATTATTAAAACGAATAGACTTCCATATGCAATATTTATGTATATTTCCTAATAGTGGTTCTTCTTTTACACCATTACGCATTTCAAATGCGCAATCAGCGACCCCTTCTCCATTCATAACTGCCCCTGAAAGGGGCGTTTTGAATGTACAAAGGTGTAATTCAAATTGCAATAATACGCCAATCACTCTTTCAAAACTACAACGATTAGATCTTGTTACTACTTTATCCAATAATAAATCAAGATTATATTTCTTATGTATCTTTTCTAAATATTCATATGAAATAACCATCATCGCACCAAAACAACCTTCCCATAATGTTTTATCATGATAGAAATTTAATAAATCTTTATCGTTAAAAACGTTAATCATATCTGTTTCATCATGTATTTGATCCCAATCATGTTTAAAGGTCCAGATAAATTTATATTTATCAATCGAAAAATCAATATACTTATTTATAAATACAGAATCATGAATAATAACTGCAACATCAAATAATCGATTTCTTAAATAATAATAATATGGCAAGAATTCACCTCTTTTTGGATATTCTGTATTTATTACCGTAGTTTTATATAAATCTTTATTTACCAAATATTCTTTATTACTATTATCATCGACGATAATTATATGATTTTCTGGATAATATTTTCTTATACAATTGTAACAAAGAACCCAATACTCATTTGTTTTTGGATTATTAACATATCTTAATATAATAAATCCCAAAGATTTTGTATTATTCATAATATTGTATTATTGTATTATTGTATATATTTTATTTATCCCATATTATTTTATTTGGCTCTAGATTTTGAAATCGTCAAATAATCCACCGTTTTTCATATTTTGATCTGAAATATCATTTATTCTATAATATTTATCTATCCATTTCATTTTCATATGTATCGATACATGTTGATTTTCAAGATAAGAAAGACTTTTTTGTTTCGATAAAAATGCTCTTATTTTCAATATATTTTTATATTCTTGTAAAGTTGTTTTATATGTAATTGTATCATTACATAATTCTAAGCCAAAAGGAGAAGACAAATAAAAATCAAAATCAAATTCTTGCATAGGAAATCTTTCATCGAACCCATCTTTTGTATATGTTAAAATTGTTTCATTTGATTTTTGTTTTTCGTTTCTATCGAGAGTATCTTGAGAATTGATTTTTTTTATCGAATTAATTTTTATCTTTGATTTATCATAATTGTGAATAAGAAAATAATTTACAAAATAATACAATATGGATAACATCTAATTTATATAATACTGTTATATTTAATAGTATTATACAATTGTTTCTTTTCTTACTCTTCATGTTGATGTTCATCTTGATCTTCATGAATTTTTTTCAAAAATCAGTTTTTTTTTCAACCAATTTTCTTTTATATGTGTAGATAATTTATCATGGTGGTGTCTTTCATATTGTTCTGGTGTTTCATAAAAAAGGGTCGCGGAATTACCATATGATAAAGTAATTTTAAAATATAAATCTTCATTTTTTGATCCAACCATATCTTTTGTATAAAGACCTGTCAATGCATTTCTTATGTAACTTCCAATAGGTCCAGAAGAATAATATTCAATGACTATTTTTTTGGAAGTTTTATATCCATGATCATCAATTATGAAAATATTTTTTTTATATTTATGGTATTTATTATCCATCGATTTCAAATTTTGTAACATATTTGTATTTCTTTCATAATCTTCAATATCATTACCTTCAATTGGGTGAAAACGATCATTATAATCCATATTTATTTCTGATTAGCGAATAAATTATAAATATTATCTTTATTTATCTTTAAACCCTATTTTGAAGAATAGTTTTCAATTCAATCATTTCTTTTATTAATTTAGAGATTTTATCTTCTAAATATTTATTCTTATCTTTTAATAATTCATTTTCTAGTTTAATTTCATTTATTATCTTTTGATTTTGTTGATTTTGTTGATTTTGTTGATTTTGTTGTTGCATTTGTTGTTTCTGTTCCCTTTGAATACGCATTTCTTCCATTTGTTTTATAACATCTGGTTTATTCTTAGGTTTCCCTGGTTCATAATCATTTAATAAATTCTCAATATCTTCTAAAATAAATTTTCTCAATTCTGGCTCTTTTACAAAATCATTTACTGTTTTTGTACTTTCTTTTTGATATGGACTATTCCCTTGTGTCAATAAAATTTTTTTATCAAAACTATTATGAATATGAGAAAAAACCAAAATAGTTTTTATCGGATCCAATTGAACAAAAGGAATGGTATAATCCTTTAAAAAATGTTTTTCTTCTGCAAGACAAGCGTTCTCATTATATCTTGTTTCATTTAATAATCTACGATGAAATGCAAAAGTTGCCGCAGTTGAGTGGTTCGGACCATAAGGACCAAATTGATACATTTTTTGGATATGTTTAAAATAAATACACATTACACTAGAACCAGCACACAATGCTTTTGGGTTTTCTTGTAAAGTTTTTACTGCATGACTAATTCTTTCTGGAGGATAATAATCATCATCATCCATATAAATCAATATGTCTCCTCTTGTTTTATCGTGCATTAAATTACGTTTTTTACCTAATGTCATTTTTTCATGATAGAAATAATACTTTACTTGTGGAATATGAGAAACTAAATCACCAATTTTATCTGTACCATCATCAATAATAATCCATTCAATACGATCCTTCGGATAAGTTTGATGTTCAAAACATTTAATCATAAACGGAATAAAAGGTCGTCGATTAAAAGTAGGTGTACAAATACTTACGAATGGATAATCCGAATTTTCATCATTTATTTCTGGTTTATTAATAACTTTTTTATGATTTGAATTTTGCTTTTGCTTACTTTGATTTTTATTTTTACTCATAATAATAATAATATGAAATTTTTATATTATTATTATTATTTTATTATTTTATTATTATTATTTTTATTTTTTACATCGACAAAGAATTCAAAGATTGAATTGTTTACTCAATTTTTTTAAAGATTGAATGATATCATCATTATGACTTGAACCACCATGTTGTTGTTTTGATTGAGATGCTGGTGATTTGAAAATATCTAATAAATTAAAGGAAACTGGTGCTTTTGGTTGACTACATTTTTTTTCAGCTAGATTATAACTAGTTACTTTAGAGAGATTTTCTGGTATTTTATTTACATAAAGGTTATTCGGAATAATATTAAACCAAAATAATACAAAAATGAACATTAGTAATAAACTCAAGATACTGTCAAAATATGAAAAAGAGGTTGTAATAACAAGAATAGAAATGAAAACCATGATCCATTTCTTTTTATCTTTTAGAATACTCTTGAAGAATTGAAATAAGGTTATTTTTTGGAAAATATTATTTATTTTTGTAAATCCTGAAATACCTAAAGGTGAGAATAAACAATAAAATAAAGAAAAGGTTGATAAGATAGGAAAAATAAATCCAAAACTAAATATGATCGAAAAACTAAAAACGAAAACTAAAAACCAAGCAAAAAAATAATTAAATGGTTCGAATAAATTTACAGATCTCCATGTGGCTTTTCCATCATTCGTATTATTTGTATTTTCTTTAAATAACCATGACATGTTACTAAACCAACTATAAATAAAATAAAATATATTCAAAAAGGAAAACAAGAAAAGAGATAAAATCATTAAAAAAGGGCTTAAGAACATAATAATGGACTCCGGTAAGTAAGAATTTAAAGTCTGGTAAAAGCCATTTGTTAAGGTGTAATTGATATAAAACATACTCATTATTACTTCTACAAAATACACAAAGGTAGAACTTGCCTTGGGTGATTCTTTGAGTTTTCTTAAGTAATCTAAAATGGCATTTTTTTTATTTGTTTCATCATATGGAAAATAAATTTTCTGTGAATAATTTATTCCATCAATTGTAGTAACATTCATATTAATTGGTTTTTTTTCAATGGATATATTATTTGATTCATATGGGAAGCATTTATTATCGGTAGGTAAAATATTCGATTGA